CATCTCCTGCATCTCTAAATAAACCAGAATATAATGTTGTAGCTGATGGATGATATTTACCATAAAAACCTATATCAACAGAATCAGCACTTGTATTTAATCTAGCTAATTCAATTAATGGGTCTTCTACTCTTAATGTATCTGTATCTACAGTAGTTGTTGTTCCGTTTACTGTTAAATCTCCTGTTATAGTTAAGTTACCTCCTACTTTGGCATCTGAGTAAACATGTAAGTCATATCCTGTTTCTGGTGTTACTCCTATACCTATTTGAGTTGTGCTAATAAATAAAGGTGCATTATTACCAAATCCATCCGTTACTTGTTTAGCTGTTGTTGTTAAGTTATCGTTATCGCTTAATTTAAGTAAAGCGTCATAAGTGTTTTTTATTTTCTTACCTGTGAGTGTAGCCATTATTGTTTAACCTTTTTATTATTTATCTTTTGTAGATAAGTTAATAGTTTCTTTTTATTTACCTCTTTAGGTTTGTATGTCTTTTTTATAGTTGCCATCCGTGAAAACCTGTATCTTTATCAGGATATATATCTTCATTATTGTTACTATAATACTCGCTAAATTTACTTGGTGCATTAAAACTCATATAATCTATAAATCTCTGTGCATAATACTCAGCAAAGTCTCTTTCCTTTTGAATTAAGAAATCAATCTCTTCTTTACTGGCAAGAGAACTATTTTCTGAATTATGTTTAAATACACCTCCATTTGAAATAGAATATGCAGCAAATGGTAAATATTCTACCATAGCAAAATGAATTAACATAGGTTGTATATAATCATTTACTAAATCTAAATAATCACCAGATAATGTTCCTGCAATTATATCAGCACTTATTTTATCATATAAATCAGTACCTAAATAATTCTGAACATGTATCTCTTGTGCTAACGCAATAAACTGTATAAATTTATCAGTATCTACATTAGCATTTATTGCTGTATTCTTTACTAAATCTGCTCTTTTAATAAATAGTGCTGTTGCCATTATTCTTCTATATTTTCAGGTTGTTCAATCTCTTGTTCTGGTTCTACATCATCTTTTTTTATACCTGTTTCTTTTTCTACTTCAGCATCCGTAATTGCATTAGTCAAATCAGTAAATTCAAGAGGTTGTAGTGTTTTAAAGTATATATCTAATTCAATACCATTGTAATCTAATATCTTTTCTAATTCATCAAGTATAGTTACTTGCATAGGTCTGATTACTGTATTATCCATAAGTATTGAAGCTGTTTGTAACTCTTCAGCATTATTGCCAAGACCAGTAGTATCCTTTATACCTACTAACATAGGAGATACAATTCTATGAGACACCATTACTTTTCTCATTGATTCATCAGATAAAAACTTATACTGCTCATGAGCATCAGAAAGTATGACAGGTTCTATAGAAGCTGCAAGGTCTTTGCTATCATTAAATGCCAATATAAAACGACCAGCATTGCTAGAACCACTAAATTTTTCATGAATACTTCTCTCAATAAGCTCTCTTTGTTCCTCCGTAGGTACTCCGTTATTAAAGTTAATAAGCATACTTGGAGCAAGACCATTTTGAATATTATTGATATGATAATTTGCTATCTCTTCTTCAAGTTCTGCATACTGTAATCCTCCTTGATAATCTACAGGAGAATAGTAATAAAATCCTGCTCTATAAGGTTTGATATATAATATTTCTAACCCTGAGTTACTTGTACCAAATGCAGGTATTCTTTTAGGTTTTTTATTGCCTTTTATTTCAGACCAGTCTTTGGCATAGTAATAAGCCCTTATTATACCCTTGTTATCTACCTTCTCTGCCCTTAACGTCTCTACAGGTATATGTTCTACTTGCACAATCTTAGAACGGTCCTTAGAATAGATTATTTGAAGTGCAGCTTGACCCATCATTTTATAGTCATAGCAAATCTTCTTCATACAATCTTTTGTGAATAATTCTTTTAGCTCCATATATTCATTTGGCTTATCAATACTATCTACAGCATCTAATCCTTTACCATAAATCATTTCTGCAATACCATTTATCGCAGCATTATTTGTAGGGCTTCCGTTATATCTATCTATTAAATATTGAAAATAATTGTTGTCATCTCCATATTCAATCCATTCTTGATTATATCTTTCACTAATCTCAGGTCTTGTATATGAAGAAAGATTTACAACATGGATTTTACCTTGTTGTATTTCTAATTTTGGTTTTGGAGCACTTAATCTTTTTCTCATTGCTCTGTTACTTTTTTTTGTCATAATATTACAAAATCATTATCGTATGAGTTCTCTGTTGTATAATCTCCAGAATGAACATCAAATACATTATAATCTGTTTGGTCAGTACAAAATATAGAACCTCTATAAATAACTGTACTACCATCTTTTACTATAAACGAATAAAATCTATTGGCAATTAAATTAAAACTACCATTAACTGTCATATACCCGTTTGAATTGCTTACTGTAACTGAAACTGCACTTGTTGTACGTTTGGATTTATCAGTAAGTTCAAATGTCACAGAGCTTGGTGTACTTCTAGGAATTATCTTAAAACTCTGGGCATCTGTGGATGTTGTTAATATAATCATATTATAAGTAATAAATATAATATAATTTGTTTGCATAAAAAAAGGGATACATGATGTACCCCTTTTAAATTCACAAAGTATATCTAATTATTAAGAATTAGTTCCTACTGTTACTGTTACAGTCGCACTACTCATACCAGCATAAGGGTCAGCAGCAGTTGGACTAGCAACAAAGTTAGCAGGTAAAGTTTCCATAGCAGATAATGTAAGTGTATAACCACTTAAATCTCCCATAGCAGCACCAGTAACTATTGTACCACCAGATACATCAGCTCCATGCTCTCTACCCATTAAAAATACATTTCCATTATAATCTTCAACAGCAATATGTGGTCTTCCAAATGCAATCAACTTCAGTTCTTTATTATCTTCTTTAGATAATTTGTGTAATGTTAAATTTAGTGTTTGTTCGAAGAAAGTAGTACCATTCTCTCTTGACGAAGTGATGTTTTGTTCAAATGATGAATTTCCTTTTACTTCATATTTAAATGCAGTAAACGTACCACTCATATCTGTAATCTCATCATCAGTAAGTGTTATTGTGCCTAAGTCACCAAAATCTGTGAAATAGACAGCTCTAATACCACCAACTACGTCTTTACATGGTTCTTTTCTTCCTAATGTTAAGTCACAAGCCATAATTTTTATTTTTTATTAAAAAAGGGCAGGTAGAATATACCACCTACCCTTCTTATGTTATACAATTATTTAGTTATTAAGCTAATGTTAATAATACTAAATCTGAACCGATTCCATACTGAATACCAGATGTAAATCTCATAACAACTCTTACGTTTTGAGAACCATCTAAGTCAGCCATATCAAGAACTTTTACTTCATTGTGGTCAGCTAATAGACCAGTACCGAAATATAAGTTTGATTTTTGTCCTGCAACGATATGGTCACTTGGCATACCTGAAGTATAAACAACTTCAATACCTTCGAAAGATAATGAAGCATTGCTTTCATACCATTGGTTACCTTTGTTGTCATATCCTTGAGCACCTAATCCGTTAGCACCATACCCTCCTAAATGTCTTACATATGCTTGCCATGCAACTGGTGGAACATAGATTTTTAAATCTTCTTTTCCATAAACTGCGTTAGGAATTGCATCTACAACATTACTCAATAAAGTAACGATGTTAGATGAAGTGAATGATGTTTCAGAACCATTAGCAGCATCGTTTACGTCAGAATCAGCAGCCATTAAAACTGTAAATCCGTCAAACTCACCTGCGTTAGCGTTCACACCACCCCAGATATTTTGTTCTGTTTTTTCTGCAACTAAACCTGCAACATGTCCGATTAAGAAATCAGAGAATTTTGGAGGTAAGTTATCATACGCTGAGTATCCCATTTGGATAGCTTCCCAGTCGCTTCTAAAGTCCTTCTTACAAAGTTCTAAGTTTACTTGGAACTCTTCTGGTTGAAGGATTCTTTCTGTTAAAGTTACAGTAGCAGTATCAGAAAAATCACAAGTTGCATCTTTTATTACGTTAGAATCAGTTGCGACTTTTTTAATAATCTCCTTAAACTTTACATTTGGTTTAATCTCGATGTTACCTCTATTTAAAGTATCACCAGATAATAATGCAGCTGAAATATAATCACCAGCAAATTCCCCTGCATAAGTAGTAGTAATTGATGTAGTAGTAGCCATTTTTGTCTATTTATTTATCTATTAATGTTAAAAATTTGATTCAATACTCTATCTTTTGTACTGAATTGTCTGTTTTGTGAATAAAGAACTTTTTTTCTAGGTTGTTCTTCAGTACCTTGATTGATTGGTTCTGCAGCAGGCTCTTTAGAAAGCTCTTCTATTTGTTTACTCATAGAAACTTTTTCTTTATCATAACCTAACTTCATCTCATCAATCTTGTCCATAATTGATTTGATTTTCATATCAAACTCTTCTCTTGAAACGTATTTTTTCTCATCCATTTCAATCTCTTCAGAAACTTCTTCTGCAGAAACTTCTTCTTGTAGTTCTTCAGCTTCTACCTCATCAGATGAAAGTTCTTCAGCAACTACTTCTTCTTGACAAGCAAGTTCAGTAAGTTCTTGAGACATTTCTTCTTCTTCAGTAAGCTGTTCAGAAAGCTGAACTTCTTCTTCTTTAAGCTCAAC